ATGCTATAGCCGTTACGGCACTTGTTTCTATTGACATAAAATATCACTCCTTTAACTTCCAAATACTATCCAATCAACTGTGGCACTCGTAGTTGTAAAAAATAACCCTGCGTTTGCCTGTATGTAAAATTGAATTGTTGAACCAGACGCATGACCTCCGGTTATTACCCCGCCTGTTTGAGCATTGACCACACAGTAAATTGACGATGTTAATCCGTGAGACAGTATCATACTATCACTTGCCAAGGTACTCCCTATTGCATACTTAAATATAGCGGAACCGTATAAAATGTTGTTTAATTGTGCGGCAAAGACTGTAAGCCCCGACAAAAGGTTAAATGTTGAAGCGGAAACTCCCGAAGAAGTTCCGGCAAGCTTGTTAAGTTCATCAAAAGTAGCCGTCAATAAAGTACCCTGTACATCATAATACTTTTTAGGTCTTATAATTTCATTCATTACCTCACCTTCCTATCCATCATATAGTCTATTTTTGTGGAAAGTAAGGTGAATAATTTATTAAGTTCATCACATGTTATCTTGTATTGAAAAGTCTTGCCCTTCTTGTGAAGCGGAATTCTAATCTCTACATACTGGTCTACTGGATTAGGATTAAATTGGTTAGGGTTAAATGCGTTAGGGTTAAAATAACTTACGGATACCTCACTGTTATTTAAAGCAATTGATGCATCATCAATATAAACAGTAAGACTAACATTAAAATTAGTACCTAATCTTGTCCTGAAACTAAAATACATGTGCAAAAACCACTTAATCCAATCATGAGATTTATCTATTTCCATTTTTTTAGAATAGTAATATGAATCAATAGCTGTGCCATCGTCATTTGTGACTTCTGGGTCAAACTTATAAAAGTTGCCAGTTCCACCAAAATACAGGTAATTATCTTTACTTGCTATACATTTTGCGTCATGCGCCAAACTCCATTTGAGCCATGGATAAACTATTTTATTGTTATTCTGGTGTGTTAAATCGTACTGATAAATATACCATGTATCATTTACATGAAGCCAGTATTTGTTGTCAAAATCATGCGAAAACGCACTGGATTTACTTGATTCGTCAAGCAATCCCGACCTTATACCGGTTCTTCCGTTTATATCTTCGCTTATCAACCTAAACTTATACCAGTCTTGTTCGCGCACCAACTGAATAACTCCACGTTGGCTTAAACATGTAGGATATCCGTCTATCACTTTTAATGTGTCAGTTGCTACACACCCCTCATTATTGACATATATTTCAGTTATTGAGTTGTTAGGTGGAGTACCGTTAAATGAATGTACGGAACGGTTTTTCCATAACTGCAATACACCGCCGTGTTGTAAGAACCCCATCATTTTATCGTTCTGAACCCCTACGTCTGCGTAGGACGTTGCAGGATAGTAAGTCGGGTCTAATGTATCACTCCAAAAAATACGGGCTGGAAACGAAGAATTACCACTTAAAAAGGCAAATGTATCGTTACCCTCACCGTAAGTCTCACAGAAGGTACAGTTTGTTATCGAAGTAGATTCCAAAACAGGTTTATATGCTGTAATGTCAACATTACCAGTATCGCTTGTTGCCGCTGTAGTCAAGCTTATTATTCCGCTTGCATAATTTACCGTAAATCCAGACGTTGCCGCACTTAAAGTTTGCGTAACAGTGTCTACCAAAACTACAGGGGTTGCTGTTGTAAGGCTGCCATAACTCATGTAAAAGGAGGTAGCACTGCCGTTTCCGTTAAAGGTTTCCCTAAACCCTGATTGAATATAGTTAAGTTCATCAAGCTTGCTTCCACTTGTGCCGTCAGGGTTTTTGTTTGTAAAGTAGGTCGGTATATAACCGCTTACCGTTTCCGCTGTTGCACCGTTGTATTGTATGTATCCTGAGCCGTCTAAAAGGTATATATTCCCGATCATTTCAAATGACCTTACATTGCCCGATACCAAACCTGAATATATTGCAGTTGCGGCACTTACCAGGTCGAGTTTTAAGGCTGTGCCGTTGGCTATTAAAAAATCACTTGAAGAATAAGTGTTATACACAAACATGCTGTTTATATTGGCTGTGCTTATTGCCGTTGAATAATACCTTGTATACCCGTACCGTGAATTAATCCCTATCAGTTCGTTATTCATCCAGTTTTGGGCGTCGGGTGTTTGGTTGTCGTTTATATCAGTTGGTGGCTTTGTTACATTAAGCCCGCCTAAAAAATCATTAAATTCTACAGAACGTGCATTTGGTGAATACATGGTATCACCACCTTTTTATATTGAACATTGTATGCCTTCCCTGTTCGTTGGAAGGGTCTATTTGAAACTTCATTTTTTCGTATTCAGATTTTAACTCACGTCCGGCCTGAATATTAAATCCGTTGCCTATTAAAATATCACCTGCTACAGCAAAAGGTATGTTTAATACCGTTTTGTCTTTCAAGTCAAAGGTATTGGTTGCAGTGGTTACCTGTGATACCTGTTTCCAATAGTTGTGATAAAACTCAGCCGAATACCCCCTTGGAATCAATAAGTATCCGTTTTCTATCTTATAGTCAGTGAATACACCGTACTCGTCGTTGTGACGGTATGTAACGTTCTTGGTGTCCATATAATCTGACGATATGGCATATTCCATATACGGTTTGAAATCAGGTATAGACGCTGTGCTATTGCCAAAGGTATAAGGATAAAACGCCGCATTCCTTATGGTATACACATTATCGCCGTAAAAACTAAGCCTGTAGAAGTCACCGGAAACAGAACCTGTCATGAATCCCCTGTAACGCGTAAAAGTAGACACTCCCGTTACCGTAAGCGTTGAAAGGGTTGTCATAGTATTTACGCTTGAACCTTCTAATATGTCCACAGAATGTTCATTGTCAACTTCAAAATAGTATGCATAACTACTGGCTTGAGTAAATGTAACTGCCGTGGTTGTATGGACACTGTAGGTAAATGTTTCACCTAGCATATTTTCTACAGGAAATTGGCTTATTTTTGTTACAGCACTTGTTTTGTCACGCTCAGATAAGTCAAAGTAGTATTTGTTTATAAGATTATCAATTCTGTTGGTAATATCTGTATCAATGGAGGCTGTTGTCAATGAAAACTCCCCGAGAAGCTTGTAGACTTCGTTCCTGCAATCTTGCATAGTATATGACATAGTTAATCACTTCCTTACCAAACAGATAGGTTTTGGGTAAGCGCAGATACTCCCCCGGTTGCTGTAGCTGCAAACTCAACGGTAATGTAATTTGCAGGAGTTTGCAATGCACTTGTTGAGTATGAATTTATACACGTGACACTACTTGCCGCTATTGTTGCAGTAGTACCTATATTGAACCACATTGCAGTTGCAGACGTATTTATGCCGCACCCTTTGAAATTGGCATATACGGTTGCTGTAGCTAAATTATACGCATAGTAACTTACGTGTTCTGTACCGTCTTTCCTTATCATTAGTAAACTTGTTGTAGTTGTTGTAGGCACAGCGCTAGACATTGTTTTTCTTACTTCTTTTTCTATGGTCATTGGCATGTTAACCAACTCCTTTGCACTTTATCTTATGCCCTCTCAATTGTTTTTCATTTTCAAACATTTTACCGCACTCACACTTGAATGTTTTATTCGATAATTCTTTTGAATCACCTTTGCCGTTTAGTTTTTTCAGTTCTTCAAGTATATCTTCAAGTGCGTAATATATATTGAGTTGCAGTCTGTCTGTTGCTCTTTCCTTTAAATAAGAATCAAGTTTTAATCTTTCCATAAATCCTCCATAAAATAAAAGGGGGACACCGTCCCCCTTTTAATCGTTTACCGCTTGCCAATGGACAATGCCTGTTGAACTGCCAGCAGCAGAAGCTAATGTTATCGTAATATTGGAACCTGTCGCGCCTGTAGCTGTAAAATATGATACACACGATGCAGTAGGACTAAACATAAAGTATGCAAGGGTTGTTATTCCTGCACTTGACATGTTTATAGTTCCAGTACCTTCTATAGATGCCGTGCCGTATGCTACATAATGAGCAGTAGCACCGTATTGCAATGCGTTTACAGTGCCGGCCGTTACAGTAACACCGGACAATGCCCCCGCGCTAGCAGCATATGAAGCACTTGCTGCCGCCAGAGCCGTGGTTGCAGCGGCAGCGGTTGCGGCTGTGGCGGCATTTCCTGCACTAGCTGCATAAGTAGCCGATAAAGCCGTGGTTGCATTTGCTGCCGTTGATGCACTTACTGCATAATTTGCGCTTACTGCATAAGCCGCGCTTGCAGGAAATGAGGTTGCATAATTGATTTGTCCTGCCGATACAGTAACACCAGATAATGCTCCCGCGCTTGCTGCGTAACTTGCACTTGCAGCAGCTAAAGAAGTTGTTGCCGCAGCTGCGGTTGCTGCCGTAGTTGCGTTGGCAGCAGTGCTTGCACTTACTGCGTAATTTGCGCTAACAGCGTAAGCCGCAGAAGCCGGAAATGAAGTTGCGTAATTGATTTGCCCTGCTGATACAGTAAGACCGCTTATTATATCATTAAGCGAAGAAGCATTTACACCGGTTACAAGCCCTGATACAAGGTTAGTAAGTGCCGAACCTCTTACAGCAGTTGCCAAACCTGACATTAAGTCGCTTAGGTTGGCAGCGTTTGCACTTGCTATTAAACCTGATACAAGATTATTTACGGCTGACGCATATTGGTACCGTGTTCCTGCTGAATCAAGCAAACCTTCTGAACGAAAATATGAACTTACTCTTGTAGTTTCAGTTGACATAAAATCACCACCTTATAATGGAATAGGGAGGTTTCCCTCCCAAGTTTTCAATGGATTTTCTCCCTTTTGTAGCAAAAAAATATTAACCCAAAAACCTTACAGCCTGCTATTTAGGCGGGGATGTTGGCTATTAGATGGCGAAAATCATATGCTCCGAAACCGAAACGCGCGTACACTCCCACTTTCCAACTCATTGTGTCGAAATCTCTATTGTCTGTTATCTCGGGGTCTATCCTGTCGAACCAGAACATGTTTTCGTTTCTAGCCTGGCTGTCCATGACATACCACGGGTAACTGGCTGCGCCTGATGCTTTGGTTAATCTGTTCCATACAATCAACTTCATTGCACCGTCATAGATGTTGTAGTCGTTGTTGGCTACAGTAGGTTTACCTTCACTGCCTATCAGTTCCAATGCAGTTTTTCTCAGCCTGAACGGAACCATGAGCGTATCAGTAAAGTAATTGCCCTGGTTTCCGCTGTCGTCCTGGAATTCTGACATTGTTGCAACAGCGGTTTCAAAATTATCACCGTCAAGGGTACTGGTGGTTTCATTGTCTAAGGTAGTACAATTTCCACTTACAGTAGTATGCGAATTGTCGGATATGGGAAGACCATCTGCGCATAATGTCCAATTGTAAGTTTCACCGTCTTTTGTGAAAGAAGTCGAACTTATATTGTTGAATATTGCTGCCGCGAAGTTTTCGCAGGTCCTATAGTACGCCCTCATAAGTGATGCTGATCTGTTTTCAACTTCCCATATCTTATTGTCATCAAGAAGTTTTCTACCGAACTGTTCGGTAAGAGAGAATTCCTCAAATTCAATTGACTTGGTATAGAGTTCTTTCAGATCTTCATAGTTGCGTGTTCCTTTATACTTCTTTAAATCAGTGTGAGCACCGCTTCCACTGATTGCTACTGCGGGTTCTGTCGTGTTTGTTCTGTTGAACAAGACATTGACTATGGTTTTATCGCCTTCGGATGCGCCTACTTCTTCCATATATGCAAATATATGAGTATCAAAGCGTCCTATCAGCTTTAAAAATTCGGTTTGTGAATAGTTCATCATATGCAGTCACCTCCTATACTCTGGTTGCAGCGTCAGGGAATATTACATACGCCGCACTGGTAGTAGGCGTTGAACCTGTTGCCACATCAAATACATACATAGCTGAATTGTTTACAACGTTGCCGTCTATGGATGTTCCTAAAGCTGTAGCACCTGCAACTGCTGCATAAGCACCAGCCAAAAACGCTGCCGTAACTGCGGAACTAAATCCGGTTTTCCATATTTGGTTACTGTTTACCGGAAATACCTCCGGTTTGTAAGCTGCTGTAACAACTGAACTAGCTGCTGATACGTTAGATATTGCATATACCTTGTCTGAGGTTTGTGCATATATAAGGGCTCCACCGGAAACCTTTAATGCCATACCTACATACATGGGATATCCTGATACTGCGCTAAGACGTTTTTCAGAGATTAAGTCACCTTGTCCGCCGTCTTTGTATCTAAAAAATTCAAACATAATATCGCCTCCAAACAAAGATAACGGACGTTTCCGTTATCTGTGGTAGTTTTTATAGGCCCGTTTTATGTAATTCGGGTCTGTTTCTATCTTCTTCTTAAGAAGAGGATTTCTCATCATTTGCTGCCTTACACTGTCAGGTACAACTACGTTATCGTAATCGTTACCCGTGTTAGTGCCTTGTACTTGACTTGTATGCGCTACACCCATTGCCTGTGCCCTTGATTCATTGGAACCAGTCTTTCTAGCCTGTTCAATATCGTTATCATACCGATATTCTTTCATATGGCTTAATAGTGTCCTGCCGCTTTTTCCTTCGTCCCATGCATTCCATACCTCGACAGGTATGTCCTCAGCTTTTTTTACGTCAGTAAATTTGCCTTGTACTGTTGAGAAATTCTCAACTAAAAACCTGTCCCTGCGTTCCTGTTCGGACTGTTTTATAGCCGGTAAATCTCTTACCTTGCTCAATACAGTTTCAACTATTTTGTCAGAATCAATGGTTGGTTGTGCGGGTGGTTTGGGTGCTTCTATAAAATCATTTTCCAATGCTTCCAAGTATTCATCTAAAGAACCGAATCCTTCGGGGATACCTTTTTGAAGCCTTTCCATTTTCTTTTCATACTCGTCAAGTTTTTTCTTGTACTCATCTGCTTCGTTGGCTTTTTTTCTCATATCTGCCCATGCTGCAGAAGGTTTGCTACCATCAGGTATTTGGTCAAGTACTTGGTCGGCTACGCCAATATTCGCCTGTTCTGTTCCTGAATCTATTGGGGCTTCGGCTACCGCCCCGGAATTTCCGCCTAAATTTGCGCCTGAATCTTCTTCCATAAACGGAAGTTTATAATCAAACATAAGTTTTCTCCCTTCAAATTTGAGTTTTTACCCGTTCTCACGGTTGGACATAAAAAAAGGAACCTTTTGGTTCCCTACACACTTTTTGGCATTTTACCTTTGTTTTGCCCTGGCTTTTCCCTTAAATTTCCTTTTGTAATTCTGCCGCCTAAAGGTACTTTGTTGGATCCCATTTCGCCGGTTATAAAGGTACCTCTTGCCTGTGTCTTACCTATTGATTTGCTTCTCATGTGTATCACCACCTTTCTTTTTCTTACTTGCCTTATTGAATTCCTCTACTATCTTTTTGCCTATCTTGTCTTTATT